CAGCACTAGAGTCTGATATTGAAAGATATAACTTTGAACAACAAAAACCATACGAGAAGCTATCTGCTTATCTTGGTTCAGTATATGGTGCTCCTGTTCCTATGACAACATCAGGTACATCTACTGTTAAAAAAGGTAAGATTGTATGCAGCATGATGAATGAGTTTTATGGTACTGCACCATTCCGTAATCGTGTATGGTTATTACAATCACAAAGAATGCCTAATGCAAAAGTTATTGAAAAAGGATATCACACAATATTCTTACCATTAGTAGACTTTGCTAAAAAAGATGGCTTCTTAAATAAAGTAGTTCGTAAAACATTAGAACATATTGCTAGACACCGTACAGCAGATGTATATAGAGAAATGCGTAATGGTAAACGTGATATTTTAGGTCGTATTTATCGTAACATTTTAGAGCCTATTTGCTATGCAACAGGCAAAATGAAAGGTGCAAAATGAGTGACCCAATTACAATAGGTGCTGGCATTGGTGCTGGTACATCTTTATTAACAGGTGGAAATCCATTTACAGGTGCATTGATGGGTGGAGCTGGTGGTGGCTTTGGTCAAGCATTAGGAAAGTCTAATTTTTTAGGAAGTTTATTTAATGGCGTTGGTACTAATGCTATGGCAGGTGGGGATATATTAAAAGGTGCTACTATGAACGCATCTATGGCTGCTCCTAGCTTTTTAGGAACTCCAACGCTTAATCCTTCATTATTAGGTCAAACAACTACACCATCTATTTTAACAGGTGGTGGTAATATTCCATTAAACGCATTTGATAAAATTGGTAATGCTGTAAATAGCGTTACTGCTCCATTTGAAAACTATGCAGCAGAAAATCCATTTGTATCTAGAGTAGGTGCTAATGTATTATCTAATCAAATCATGGGTTCACAAGCTCCACAAATGCAACCTAGTCCATTAAGTCAAATACCTATTCTTCCAGGTAGAGAATCAGTAGCAGGAAGAGTAACAGGGCTTAGAACTACACCTCAACCACTAGCTGGTAGAAACATTAATTTTGGCGGTTATCAAGGATAATACTATGGCATTATTTGACACAAATCAAGGCGGTGGGCTTTTTGATAGCTTACCTAATATATTTATGACTCCTGATTTTTCTCAAACAGGAATTCTTACAACAGACCAACAAAAAGAATTAAGAAATCAAGCCACTAAAGCTGGTTTATTAGGTAGTGCTTTAACATATTTTGCTACTCCTCAAACAGAAAACTATGGAAGTATTGTTCCTTATTTAGCTAAAGCAGGATTAGGTGGTATGGGTGCAGCACAAGATGTATATGGCTCAGGCTTAACTAATCTTTATAGACAAAGATTGTCATCAGGTAGAGATGACCCATTTGGCAATATTGATATTACTAAATTTACTCCTGAATCTATTCAAGCATTTCAAGAGTCAGGAAATAAAGACTATAGTAAATTAAGAGCAACACCAGAAAATCGTGGTCAAGCTAGTCAATCTAGTGATATTCAATTAATCAATAGATATAACGAAACTTATGCAAAATATCAACAAGACCCTAAAAACCCATTATTAAGAAATGAAGTTAAGGCTTTAGAGCTTAAATTAGGTTTACAACAACCGCCTCAAACACAAGCTGAATTAGTTAAAAAACAACTAACACCATTAGAAACTAAAGTAGAAGAAAAGTCAGCACAAGACTTAGTAGACTTTACTATTGGTGGTGGTTTCTCAGACGTGCAAAAAGGCTTATCTCAATTAGAAATAGCTAAACAAACATTACAAACACAACCTGAAGGTAAAATTACAGGTAAGTTAGTTGGTGTTCAAGATGATACTGGCGTACTTAAATATACAAACCCAACAGCTCAAGATACTAAAGAACAAGTGCAAGAAATTGCTCAACGTAACTTAAGACTTATTCTTGGTCCACAGTTCACAGCAAAAGAAGGTGAAGCATTAATTAACCGAGTATACAACCCTGCATTGCCACAAAGTGTAAATGTTAAACGTCTTGATTTATTACAAGAACAAATGACAAGTGCAGCTAAAACTAAACAAGAAGCGGTTGACTATTATAATACTAATGGCACATTAAAAGGTTTCAAAGGTAAGTTATATAATAGCACTAGCGACTTTTTAAATGAATATAATGCAAAAATAAAAGGTACAGAAAAAGCACCAGCTAAAGCTACTACGCAACAACCTAGTGGATTTACAGAAGGTTCAAGAACTAAATCTAAAAGTGGTAAATCAATGATATTTAGAAATGGTCAATGGGAGTATGAATAATGGCTAGAGTGCCTTTAGAAGATTTACCAAGTAATTTAGTACCTACAAGCGATTTGCCTATGGAACTATCTGCTTCTAATATTGTGCCTGAAGATGACTTACCATCATCTATTATTAAAAAACAAAAAAGCATGACAGAGAAATTAGGTCGTGGTTTAAGTTCTATTGCTAGAGGTGCTGCTGTTCCTGTAACAGGTGCAATTGCTGGTGGTGCTTTAGCTGGTCCTGCTGGTGCATTAGCAGGTTCTTTAGCTTTGCCTGCTGCTGAATTGTTAACAAAAGGTTTAAATGCAATATTACCTGATAAATATGATATTTCTTCTCCTACTGCACAAGTAGAAAAAGGATTAACTAAATTAGGATTCCCACAACCTGAAACACAAGTAGAAAGAGCATTACAAGTAGGTGGTAGTGCATTGGGCGGAGTTGGTGGTCAAGTAGGTGCATTAGGTCAGTTAGCTAAAACAGCTACAAGTCCTGTTGGTCGTGGTGTTGCACAAACATTATCACAAGAACCTTTAAGACAAGTTGCAGCAGCATTACCTGTAGGTGCTACATCACAATATGTGGCAGAAGAAACAGGTAGTCCTACACTAGGTATGGCAGCAGGTATTGCAGCAGGTATCCCATTTGCTATAGGTGCTAAAGGAACATTACAAGCTCCTACTGTGCAAGAACTAAAAGGACAAGCTGGTCAACAATACAAGTTTGCTGAAGATGTAGGTGCAGTATTTAAAAAGAACTCTTACAACCAATTTGCTAACAAAATAGAATCAACATTAGCTAAAGAAGGTTTAGATAAAACATTACAACCTAGAGTATTTGCAGCATTAGAAAGAATTAAAGATACAAAAGGTGGCAATGTAAGTCTTGAGAATATGGAAATATTAAGACGTATTAGTCAAGCAGCAGGTTCTAGTACAGACGCATCTGAAAGACGTTTAGCAAGTATTTTAGTCGATAACCTAGATGACTTTGTAGAAACAGCACAACCTAGTCAATTAGCTAAAGGCTCATCTGAAGCTGTTAAGGCTTTAACAGACGCTAGAGATTTATGGAAGCGTGCTAAGAAAACAGAAATTATTGATGACTTAGTAGCTAGTGCAGACTTACGTGCTGAAGCAAACTTTTCACAATCAGGTATGGAAAATGCACTAAGACGTAAATTAGTTAATCTTGCAGATAACCCTAAAGCACTAAGAGCATTTACTAAAGAAGAACAAAATGCAATTAAAGTTGCTGCAAAAGGTGGTCCTACACAAAACTTATTAAGATTTGTAGGTAAACTAGCTCCTACAGGTATTGTATCTGGCGGTGGTTCTGTTGGCTTAGGATACTTAGCTGGTGGTCCAATTGGTGCTGTAGGTTTACCATTAGCAGGTGGTATTGCTAGACAAGGTGCTACACAATTAGGTTTGCGTAATATAGAACAATTGCGTAATAGACTTGCTACAGGCAATGCTCCTATCCCACAAGTATCTACTAGAGGTCTTATCGGTGCTAGAGAAGTTGCAGCACCATTTATCAATCCTATTAGCGGTTTATTAAACGAAAGACAAGAATGAGTAACGAAATTGACCCAATACAATATGGCAAACTTATCGCACAGGTTCAAAACTTAGAACATAAAGTAGATAGTTTAGAAGTAGATATTAAATTACTCCTAGAGCTTGCAAACAAGTCTAAAGGTGGCTTCTGGGCAGGCATGGCAATTGCCTCTGCTATCGGTGGATTTATCACTTTTGTAACTAATCACCTAATAGGAAAATAACATGAAAAACTTTCTAATGGGAGTTACTTTATTACTCTTATGGTTATTGTTATATGACTATGCTTACAGTCAAGAACTTCCAAAAGAAATGAGTATGCCTACAGAAGCAGGTGAAATAGTATTAACTACGGAAGAATGTATATTTAAAAAACAAGGTTTACAAGGTTATGACTATGCTGCGTATGCTACAGATAAAGGTCATGCAAACCATGAAGGCTGTTGGAAGTCT